AGTAATTCGTTACGATCCAAGTTTTGTCCTTCGCCTAAAGGAATATTATCGATCTTTTCATCAGCCTTTGCTTGACGTTGATCTAATGTTGCTTTCTTTAATTGTAGATCAATCATCTTTAATTTTTTGTTTAGTTTAGCAGTCTTAGCAGTAATAGCATGATTCAACATATTACTAGCAACACTAAAAATGTCACCGCTGAAACGTGAATCAACTTGCATTCCTAAATCCATTAAATCTTGGAAACTAGTTTCTGCTTTCTTGCTCAGTTCATCCATCTCTCTATCAGATGCTTCTAAGCCTCTAACTGTAGGCAAAGCAGTTTCAATCTTTTCTAAGTTACTTAATGCTTCTTTAGTAACTTCTTCTGCTACGCCTGGAATAGGCTCATTCAATTCATTGTCTTCGTTAGAAGCAATATCAAATAATTCTTCAAGTTTCTTAGTCATACAAGTATTTATCTACTTACTACGACCGTTGTAGAAAAGATCGTCTTCAGTAACAACTCTGAATTGAATGCCTTGAGTTTTGCAATATGCTTGAGCATACTTCCACTTAGCATGATTGATAGCAACAGTAATTGCAGTCTTAGGATTAGTTCTTTTTTCTTCAATGATACTTTGTGCTTTTGGTTTGATTTCGATCAGTTCTGCTTTTTTTCTACCAGTTCTATCTTGGTAGACAATAAAGAAATCTGGTATGTAATTTTTTCGTTTGCCTGTAATAGGATGTATATAAGGAATTGCTATAGATTCACTAGCCCATTGCAACACTTTGTCATTACTATCACAAAAGATCATAAACGTAAGTTCCCATCCAGATCGATATGTTGGCTTACCTTTGCCTACATATTTTTGTGGATTTCTTACAGTGTATCTGCCTTGTGCGTATTTTTGTCTACGAGCCATTATAGGGCCTTATTATGCAATGATATTACGTTGTACTGCTTGATTAGGACTTACGACAGTGCTGATTCCATATAATGCAGTTTTAGATTTTAATAGATTTAAATAATATGCCATTTCGCTATTTACTTGTATACTTGTTTCTACATTAGTTCTAAAATAATCCATAAACACCATGATATCTGTGCCTGTTTGTTGTGCAATTTTAAACAACACAGATGCGAATTTTTTTGCAGTATCTTTTGTACTTTCAGAATTAGGGTCGCCTTTTAATACTCCAACAAAGTATGAATTTACTACGTCCCATTCATTGACAGGAACACTTAATGGTTCTGCATAAAAACTATCGAATATTTCTAGTGTGTTTTCTGTTTGTACTACTTCTAATGCCATTTTAACCGAATCCTAAATTTCTACTTATGTTACTTACTACACTCTCACCAAAATTCTGTTCCCCAGCATTTGCTCCACTGCCAGTAGTATTATTATTGTTTGCGGCTGTGGCACCACCTTGGTTAGAGATTTGAATCAATGCTGGACTTGCACCCATAGTAGGTGACCCAGAACCACCGCCATCACCAAATAAGCCGCCAGTTAATTTGTCTATAACAGCATCTTTAACTGCATCTTTAATACCGTCTTTAACAGCATCTTTTGCTTGTGCAATAACTGCTGATGGATCTAATTGTGAAAGTTTTGCTAATGCTTGTGCTTTTTCAAATGCAGTAGCATTCGGATCATTAAGAATAGCCATCTGTGCTGATGCCCCTCCTAATCCACCGACTCCTTGCCCTAATTGTTCGTTTGGACTATCTGTGTAGTCATAGTGTGCTTCAAGTCCAAATCCAGTAACTGCATCAATACCTTTAGGTCCATCTTCTTCCAGATTAAATTCTCCAGTATTGTGTGTTACTGTTTCATAATCAATTGTCATATTGTGTTGCATTGTTCCTTCAGGCTGATCATATGCATATGTATCGCCAGACCAGTTTGTAATAATTGGATTAATGAATGTATAAGCAATGTATTGATTGTTCCACAAACCATAAACTGTTATATCTTTGAAAAAAGAAGGTCTTTCTTGTTGTCCTGTAAAAGAATCTCCTCTATATCCATATTGCATGTCGCCAGATAAAGAAGGATCATATATATTACGTCTGTTATAAGTCTTTGTATCACCACTACCTAATTCTGGATTAAATGAATCTGCATAGTAATATTGATAATAAGCATTCCACATTGCTGTGATTTGAGATGCATTGTCATCATGGAATGTAAAATCTACAGGCTCATATTTAATTTTGCTTTGTATAATACGTTTTCTATTGTACTGATTCAACGTGTCAGTTTCAAATCTAAAAGAAGGAAGTTTAACTGATTTAACTAGTATTCCATAATTATTAGAAGCAACACCTGCGGGAGGAGTCCATGCGTCTGAATTGATATTAAAATAAGTATGAAAAAGAAATTTAACTTTAGGAGCATTTGAAAACTTATTCGGAATAAAAGTTTTAGCCGCATGTGTATAGTCTCTTAAGTAAACATCACTTAGAAACGCTCCGACTAAACTATCTTTTAGACTAGTAAATGCTGGATCAGCCATATATTTCTCCTATAGTCTTATTTATCTCTTTAAAAACCCCATAAAAAAACCGGGCGAACCCGGTTTTTAAATTTACTCTGTTTGCTATTAACCAGTAGCAGTACCTTGATCTGGTGCTGATACAGCATCCGCGATAGTTCCTGGTCCACCTACTCCGATCAATGCTCCTGCTCCGTCAGTTTGAACAGCATTATCATATGATACTGTTAAAGCAATTTGCACTGCTTCTGATGTTGCATAGTTTAACTGATTGTAGTTTGCTTGTTCTAAGTAGCAACCTGCTAGTTCCCATTGCTCTAAGATTACAGGATCTTTAACTCCATTACCACCATCTAAGATGTCAATGTTCATTGCGAATTTGTAATCGGCTCCTGAAGCAGATGATGCCTGCTCAAAGAAGTCTAGTTGTCTTTGCAACTGGGCGCCAACTGCTTTAGAAACAACGCCTGATGCATCGTCTCTAATGTTAACCTGAAGTGGCTGCCATGAATGTTTACCTGCTAGATAAATCTGTGAATTATAAACAGGAACTGTAATTTTTGCGAACTGTAACTGTGGTCTTGCTACATCAATAACTTGACGTGTCAATGTAACTGAACCTTCAGCATCACTACCAATTCCAAAGTTAGTAAACCCAACCCGGAATCTGTATTGAAGTTTAGGCATCAATAAGTTGACGTTCTCCCTACCTTCTGGTTTAACTGAAAGGTTTTTTAAAGTATCTGAGGCTGATGCCATTTTAATCTCCTAATATTAAATATATCTCTTAAATATATTTATCTTTTTTTTTAATCAAAGAGGCCGAAGCCTCTTTGTATATCTTTTTTACGATCCTGATAACTCACCAGTGTTAAAGATTCTAACTGGAATGTATATGAATTCAGCCGCTTTCACTGGCTCAACTGCTATATCAATCCAAAGTTCGTTTCTATCAATTCTCGCTGGAGTATTGTTAGATGAATCACAAACTACTGAGTAATCATACAGACCACGTTTTGAAACTAAATCAGCAAACAATGTTTCAACTACTGCCGCAATTGATTTTCTTGTTTGAACATCATTTGGTTCAAAGACAAATGGTCGTGCCGCTAATACTAATTGTCTACGTATGTAAGCGACTAATCGTGCTACGTTAACTCTATCTAAAGCAGATGATGAATTAAATGAAGTTTTGTTACCATAGTTCAATAATCCTTGACCTGTAAAGAATACCATTGGATTAATAAAGTTTGTGTATAACACATCTCTAATACCAATGCTTGTTTTAATTACTTCAAATTCACCACTTGCTGAATCTAAGTAACCAATGCTTGAAGCATTGTCGATAATACCACGTCTAGTTCCTGCTGGTGCTAACCAAGGATAAGCAACATTGTCATTACGTAAGATTGTACGTGTCATCATGTGAGATGATGGAACTGCTACTAATTGACCTGCTAGATCAGTAGTAATACCTGATGGATAGAATAGACCCATATAAGTGTTTCTAGTTACTAGACCGTCTTCACTTGTTGCTGTAGCTCCTGCCGCGTTAGTTGCCCAAGCCTGAATATCAGTTGCACTATCTTTCAATCTCATTGGTGTATCACCAACGATGTAAGAAGTTTCGCCTCTATCAGAGTTCAATGTAACCATATCTGGTTGTAACTCAGGATAGTTTGGACATGCTTGTAAGTTGAAGTAGTTATCTTCATCTCTAATAGCAGTGTTAGATGCGATTGCTGATCTCATTGATGTTACCACCATTGCTCTTTGAGCCTTACGACCTGCGTACATAGAACCGTCTGCTTCTAAACCTGAAGCAGTTACCCATGCATCTTTTACAGTTGGTAATACTTTGTTAGGGAATCTGTCAGCATTGAAGTAATTAATTCTGTATTGCTTGACATTGTATCCTGAACGTCTCATGTTCCACATCAGCATACCTACTGGGTAGTTTGCTGTATTTGGAGCATCAACGTCTAAGTAATTACTTGCTAGTAATGATACGATGCTTGGAATAGGATCGTTTGCTGGATTAGTTGTTCCGTTAGTTGCCCAACGTGCATCTGCAAATAAGATACCATCTGGTGAAGTTTGATCACTCTTATCGAGTAAGACCCACTTATCAACTGCTGAACCACCACCAGTTTGTTGTACTGATTCCCAACGATATAATGTTGGATAGTTTTCTAAGTCTGAGGTATCTAACCAAAGATCACCGTATGCTAATACTGTTCCATCACTTTGAAGTGAAGGTTCACTAGCAGATACGAGAGGACCTTTAGGATCAGTTGTGTTTGCAACGTTTGTGTTAACCATTCCGTTGCTATCATAACCTTGATTTCCGTATCCTTTCCAACCTGTTGATGTATTAACCATGATATCACATTGATCAGTTGCTGTGTAATACCAGTTAGTCATGTTAGTTGGGATTGCAGTTGGTGCACCTTCATTCGCTGTTAATGAATATGCTCCAGTTGTTGTTAATGAGAATTCTCTCCAGTTAGATAACTGAACTGTGTACATATCTGGACCAGTACCTGAATACCAAGTATAAGCATCAACTGCACCTGCAGTGACTTTTGTTATAGTAACTACTAAGTCATTTGCTGGAGTTGCTCCGCCAAAATCTACGCCTGAGAAAGTAACTCTGTCGCCTACTGCATGTCCTGTACCTGCGCCTACAACTGAAATTGGATTAAAATCGTAGAATCCATAGTTATTTGTTACAGCAATTTGTAATCCTGTACCTGAACCTGTTGTTGAAGCCTGTGTGCTGTTAAAGGTAATGTCATTTCTGAAAGGACCTTCTTTACCACCTACAGTAGTAGATATATTGAATCCTGCTTCTGCCCATAAACCAGATGATGTTCCGTCTGCTTTATAATCATCTAATACAATAACACCACCTGCTGTGTGTGTTAATGAAATAGTACCGTCATCGTTAACTGATGCAGATGTGTAAGGTATGTTCGCCGCTGACCATGCAGTTACGAAATCTGTAGCATCTGTAGCATCTGCTAAGTTGAATGGATATGAACTGCTAAGTGTAGAAACACCTGGTGTTGAAATTTGAACTCCTGCAACATATGGTCCTGCAGTAAAGTCTGGTGTAGTATTTGTACCTTTGACTACAGTTGCGCCTGTTGCCGCTCTGTACCAATAATAAACAGGGCCTGCATTGAAGTCGCCATCGAATCCATACTGAGTATAAACGTCACCTGCCGCTATTGCTCCGCCACCTGTTGAGTCTGCTGAATAGATTTG